ATGCACACCGTTTTCGAGAAGAAATACGAGACCTATTACGGCAAACAGTACGAGGCCGAGCGTGAGAATCTGCGGCAGAAGGAAGCCGATATGGACAAGACCATCGAAGAAAGGGCGACCCAGAAGAGCTTTGAACAGCTGGCCGGGAAGTACCGTACCGAATCTGACCCGGAAGATGTGGTGGCACATGAGGCCATCGAAGTCATTGAGCCGGATCAGTTTGGTGAGCTGGACGACTACGAGACTTCCTTCCTGACTTACTACGCGGACGGAAAGCTGGTGTTCGATACGGAGGATCAGCCCGTGGACGAAGATGATATTCCGAAGATCATTGGCAACGAGGCACTGGACCGCATTGGCGAGTTCGCACCGAGCGCGGTTCATGTCCGCAACCACAACTACCACAAGGATTACGAGATTCTCCGGGTTCGGGAGAACTGGCCCGGCAACCACGACGATGAGGAGGATGAATGAACTTTATGAGGGAGACGGAGCAGTATTATGACTGGCTCTACAAGATCGTCTGCGGCGAATGGGAGCCCCGGAACCTCAGCTTTCACCGCTTATTGATGTATCTTTTTAACCGGGATTATATTCCGGCGTGCGAAATGGATGTCTGCCGGGCAACGGACGGCATCAACCTGCGGTACCGCTTTGCATCGGAGAATAATATTCCGTACGGGAAGATCGATGCGGTATTTCAGGGCGTACCCTGCTCTATGCTGGAGATGATGGTGGCGCTGGCGATTCGCATCGAGGAACACATCATGGAAGACCGCAGCATGGGCAACCGTGTGGGGCAGTGGTTCTGGAGCATGGTCGTCAGCCTGGGTCTGGCTGCCATGGACGACACCCGTTTCAGCGAAGAGCGCGCGGAACCGATCCTGGCCCGGTTTATGGATCGGGACTATCAGCCGAACGGGGCTGGCGGTCTCTTTACGATTACCCGTACGTCCATCGATATGCGTACCATTGATATTTGGTACCAGTTGATGAGCTGGTTGAATGAGAATGAGTTTTGATGACATATGAATCAAAAATCTGCATCCCTATGGAAGGATTTGTTGAAAAGATACTCGACGATTCCCATGTGATGATGCGAATCACGGCGTGTCGAGACGAGAATAACATTGGCCGGCTGATTCTGGCTGACCCGAATTACTGGAGGAAAATTGACAATGGAACTGACTGATATTTTGATCGACCTGAGCAACAGCAAGGCTGCACTGGAGGTGGCCAATCACACCATCCGCCGCATGAAGGGCAAGTGCATCCGGAAGAACATTCTCATCGCTGGTCTGCTGTGGTTTGGCTTCGTTTCCTGCAAGATGGTGAACGAGGCAGAAAAGCAGCGCAAGGAAGCCGATGAGCGTGCCCGCGAGGCAGAGGCAACGCTGGCCCAGATGACCCTCCAGAAAGAGAAAGACGTATAAAAACCTCGGAGAAAGGAGGAAGTCAGTTACAAATGATTGATTTCCTGATGATTGCAACGCGGACGGGAAAACGCGGGACAATCGAAATTTATCCCAAATTCATCATCAAAAAGTCGAAAGACCTGATGATCCGGGGTTCTGATTTTTACGCGGTCTGGATGGAAGAGCGGGGGCTTTGGAGCACGGACGAACAGGATGCGCTCCAGATGATCGACCGCGCGCTGGATATTTACGCGGAGGAACACAAGCAGGTCTTCAATGACAGCTACCGTGTTCTGCACATGTGGGACGCGGAGAGCGGGATGATCGACAACTGGCACAAATACTGTCAGCGTCAGATGCGGGACAACTACCACACCCTTGACGATACATTGATATTTGCGAACACCCCGGTCAAGAAGGAAAGCTATGCGTCGAAGCGGCTGCCGTATCTTCTGGAGGAGGGGAACATCAGCGCCTACGACGAGCTGATGACTACCTTATATTCTCCCGAGGAGCGAAAGAAGATCGAATGGGCGGTTGGCGCGATCGTGAACGGCGATTCCCGCAAGATCCAGAAGTTCCTCGTGCTCTATGGTCCACCCGGCAGCGGCAAATCGACCGTGCTGAACATCGTCCAGAAACTTTTTGACGGGTACTGGTCGGTGTTCGACTCCAAGGTGCTGGGGTCATCGTCCAATGCGTTTGCGCTGGAGGCGTTCAAATCGAACCCGCTGATCGCGATCCAGCACGACGGTGACCTTTCCCGCATCGAGGACAACACCCGGCTGAACTCGCTGGTATCCCACGAGACCATGCTGGTGAACGAGAAGTTCCGCAGCCAGTATTCCAGCCAGTTCAAGTGTTTCATGTTTCTGGGCACCAACAAGCCCGTTAAGATCACGGATGCAAAATCGGGCCTGATCCGACGACTGATTGATGTGGAACCTACCGGCGAAAAGATCCCTGCAAAAAAGTACCGTGACCTTGTAGCGAAGGTGGACTTTGAGCTGGGTGGCATCGCATGGCACTGCAAGGAAGTATACGAGCAGAACAAGCATCTCTACGATGATTATATTCCGACCCGTATGCTGGGTGCATCGAACGACTTTTACAACTTCATGCTGGATTCCTTTTATATTTTCAAGAAAGAGGACGGTGTATCTCTGAAGCGGGCCTGGGCGATGTACAACACCTACAATGACGAGGCTAAGGTGGCGTACCCATATTCGCGCCGTGCGTTCCGGGAAGAATTGATGAACTACTTCGAGGAGTACAAGGAACGCGCGGAGACCGTGAATGGCGAGCGGGTGCGGAGCTACTACAGTGGCTTCAAAGCGGAGAAATTCAAAGAGTTCCTTGACGAACCTGTGAAGGCAGAAGAACCCACTGCCGAGCCGGAAACGTCATGGATCGAGTTCAAGGAGCAGCATTCTCTCTTCAATGATATTTGCAAGGACTGCCCTGCACAGTATGCGACAGACGATGGCATTCCGATGCGAAAATGGGAGAATGTCGAGTCAAAATTGGCCGAACTGGATGCTTCGAGACTGCACTACGTGAAAGTTCCGGAGAATCACATTGTCATCGACTTTGATATTCCCGGGCCGGATGGAAAAAAGAGCTTCGAGCGCAACCTGGAAGCTGCCTCCAAATGGCCCCAGACCTATGCGGAGCTGAGCAAATCTGATGCGGGCATCCACCTGCATTATATTTACACCGGCGATGCAACGAAGCTGAGCAGGATCTACGACGAGAATATCGAGGTCAAGGTGTTCACGGGGAAGTCCTCTCTGCGGAGAAAACTGTCGAAATGCAATGATATTCCGGTTGCGACCATCAGCAGCGGCCTGCCACTGAAGGGAGAAACGAAAATGGTTGATACAAAGCAGATCCAGGATGAGCGGCACCTGCGTATCCTCATCAAGAAAGCCCTTGCCAAAGAGATCAGCCCCTATACGAAGCCCAGCATTGACTTTATTGCGCACATCATGGACGAAGCCTACGAGGGCAATGTCGTTTACAACGTGGACGACATGCGGAATGCGATCCTGGGCTTTGCTGCCAGCAGCACGAACCAGGCGGACACCTGCCTGAAGATCGTGGCGAAGATGCACTTCAAGTCGAAGGATGATATTCAGCGGGAGGCCCCTGTGGGGGAGGAAACGCCATTGATAACTTCTTTATCTGCTGGGGAGATATGATTTCAACGCTCAATTCAGCGATTGCCTTTGAAATGGTCTGGCGTCGGGTGTCCAGTTCTTCAATTTTTTTGTTAGCGTAGGCAAGCAAGGTCGCATTGGCTCCGGTCAGCGTATCCAGCAGCTTTTCAATTTCTGCCTCCACCTGTGCCAGCTCCACTTGATAGGCGGTCAGTTTCGGATTGACTTTTTCCTCTCTGCCGTGGAGTATCTGAAAGTCTTTGAACTTTTCCTGCATGGCCGAGAAAATGAATTGCTCAAATTCTTCTTTGCGGATTTTCCCGCAGCCCGGACAGCCTTTGTTTTCCGTCCGTTTGGTACAGCGGAAATATCCGGTGCTGTTTGGTACATGGGTGGCTTTCAGAGCATACCCACAATGCCCGCATTTGATTTTTCCGGCCAGCCAAGTGTTCTTCGGTTTCCGTCCCTGCTGGAAGGTGGTATTTGCCATAAGTTTTTTCCGGCATTTCAGCCATGTGTCAGAGGAAATGAGTGCTTCATGGGGAGCGATAACAAGTATCTGGTCTTTTAAGCACCTGTCCTTGTCCTCCTTCACATCCCGCCCCTGATAGAGATAGCAGCCGTTTGTTCCGGCAAAGTCAGAAGCGTCATTGACAATCGCTGCACCCTGACTCTTGAAAAATTCGTACAGCTCCAAATCGGCCTGTGCGTAAACGGGGTTTCTTAAAAGCTGGGAAAGAAATGTACGGAACATGGATTTGCCATAAATTTTTATGTCATGTTCCTCGAAGTATCGGGTAATATCTCCGAAGGAGGTTTCCGGTTCAGCGTACATTTCAAACATCAGCCGAACATGGTCGGCGGCTACGGGGTCGGCAACCATTTTCTTTGTGCGGATACCCTCTACCACAGTAGGCTCTAACTGATAACCGTATGGTGCCTGTCCGCTCATGTGAAAGCCTTTCAGGCACCGGGAATAGTAGGCGTCTGTGACACGCTTCTGAATTGTCTCACGTTCAAGCTGGGCGAATACAATGCAGATATTCAGCATGGCCCGGCCCATCGGGGTCGAAGTATCAAACTTTTCCGTGGAGGATACAAACTCCACATCGTACTCTTGAAACAGCTCCATCATCGTTGCAAAGTCCAGAATAGAGCGGCTTATACGGTCCAGTTTATACACGATGACCCGCCTGACCTTTCCCTTGCGGATCTCGCCCAACAGCTTTTGAAACTCCGGCCTGTCCGTATTTTTACCGGAATAGCCTTTGTCCTTGAATACCCGGCAGCTCCCACCTTTCAATTCATACTTGCAAAAGTCGATCTGACTTTCAATGCTGATACTGTCCTTGCGGTCTACTGACTGTCTTGCGTAAATACAATCTTCTCTGATAAATTCCATATTGGGCTCCTTTCCTTGTTGGAATGGAGCTACCAACCTTACAACTATATTATACCATCAGCAGCCCCGGACAACAATGTTGCGAATGATTAGGGAAATCTGTCTCCATATTTGCGGAACACCTCATAAAGACAACGCTCAATTTCTTTTTTGCGCTGTGCTTTCTCCTTCGGGGGAAGTACCGGCGTGAGGCTTTCCAGCACAATGATCTTCCCTTGAAATGCGACAGACTTTGTTTCTCGTTCATAAGTGACAGCTTGCGTCATTGAAAACCTCCTTTGCGAAAGTGCGTGTATATGCCTGCCTTTCCCGCTTGTCCTGTGGGGAAATGTCAAAAGACGGCACCCAGCAGGTGCCGCCCTTTGAGCTTTCTCCACTTCGGGTCGATGTGACCCGAGGTCAGTAAGGACTGGAATGGTACTTTTCTTTGGCGTCCTCCACGCTGTTGAGGTCAAATACTTCATAAAGCTGCCCCACAACACGCCGTATATCCTTCTTTGAAAATCCGCAGTCCTCCATTGCCATAATGACATAACCACGGCAGGCGTCATTGCTCCATTCGTCCGGTTCCAAGCCGGGGATCATTCCAAACGCATTTCCCAT